ATGTAGCCGATCAAAAGCAAATTTCAAAAAGAGACGATGGAACTCTTTATGATGGTCCTGCAAGAGGAGCTTATCAATATGAAATAGGAAGTAAGCAAGCAGCTAGTACTGCTATGAATAGAAACGCTTCGTTTACTCGTGACTCTACAAATAGATCTTTTAGTAATTTTCCAACTGTATACACTGAAGGTAAAAAAGAAAGTCCAGATTTTTCAACCTTATCTAGAGAAGATCAAGATGGACTATTTTTAGGAGATAAAATGAATAAAAATACATCTTCATCTAAAGCATTTTATGATTTAGTTAAAAATGATGGTACTTCTCCAACCTCAGATGAAGTATTTGAATTTTGGGGAAAAAATCATAAAAGACTTTTTGTTTATAAAGTTCAAACAAAAGGAGGTGAACAAACTGTAAAATATACTTATGATAATTTACCTGCTGATAAGAAAGCATTAGAATTAAAAAAATGGAGAGCTAATACTAAAAATAAATTTAGAAAAGGAGGATTTTCTGATTATACAACAAATAGTAAAACAATTGTTAAACCAAAGCAAATGTCTGATCTTGAAATAAGAGCAGATAATATTGCAACTGCTTTTAATGAGTATACAAACCCTACACTTTTAAATAATAAAAATTTAAATTTAAGAGCTTCATTAGGAGTTGATAGTAAGCTTGGATGGAATCCTAGTAATACAAACTTTAGTAAGTATGGATCCCCTACTTTAAATTTAGGAGGATCTTTAGGATTAGCTGGAACATATAGAGCTAATGACAACTTAGCTTTTAGAGCAGGAGCAAATTTTAAAACTGGAGAAAGACCTAAATATAGCGCAGGACTTACATATTCTTTTAAAAAAGGAGGATATGAAAGATAGTAAGTGTTATACAATAAAGGAAAAAATAAAACTATAGACAATTAAAAACCAATTAAATTAAATATTAACTTTGTAAACTAAAACCAATATATATGGACCCAAATGAAAAAATACAATTAGACGATATTACCTTTGACGATGTCATTGGTGATGGAGTTACAATGGAGGCTATTGACGAAATAGAACCTATTGAAGGAGCAACAGAAGAAGTAAAAGAAGAAGTAGAAAAACCTGAAGCAGAACTTGAAGACATTGAAGATAATGACGAAGAGGCTGAAGAAGAAAAAGAAGAAGAAGAAGTAGAAGAAAAAGAAGAAACAGAAGAAGAAAGTTCTGAAACTACAGTTGTATCAGAAATACTAAATACTTTAGGGTATGAAGGTGATTATGCAGATACAGCTGAAGGATTAACAGAAATGACTAAAGATGTAGCTTCTCAAATGGCAGATGATAGAATTGATGAAGTTCTTGAAAAATTTCCATTAGTTAAACAACATTTAGATTATGTATTAGCTGGAGGAGAATCTCAAAAATTTATGACAGCTTATGATCCAAATTTAGATTATAATGAGATGCAAATTTCTGAAGATGATTCAAGAAGTCAAAAAGCAATTTTATCTGATTACTTTTATCAAAAAGGACATGATGAAAGTTTTATTAAAGAAATGCTTGAAGATTATGAAGATTCTGGTAAGTTACATAATAAAGCAGAAGCAGCTAGACAAGCTTTAGGTAAAGTACAAGCGCAAGAAAAAGAACAATTAGTAACACGTCAACAACAATCTTTACAAGAAGAGCAAGATAAACAAGTAGAGTTTTGGAATGGCGTGCAAGAGACAATTAAAGAATCAAAAGAATTTGCAGGATTGCAAGTTCCAGAAAGAGAAAAAACAAAATTCTTTAACTATCTTTCGAAGCCAGTAACTAAAGATGGTTACACACAGCGTGATGTAGATCACTCTAAAGCTGAAATGGAACAAAAATTAGCTATAGATTATTTAATGTATAAAGGATTTAATCTAGAAGAAATAATTAACAAGAAAGCTAAAACAACGGCTACGAAGACATTGAGAGAAAAAATATCTAAAAATGAAGAGACTGTAAAAAGTGCTCGTAAACAATCAAGACGAAGTAAAAGTTTTGATTTAGATAGTTTAGATCTTAATATTTAAAAAAATTCCTGAACAGGGAGATAGGAACCCTAATAAAATTGAATAGAAAATGGCAGTAAATGGAACAAACATAAGCGTTCAAAAGACGTTTTACAATGACTCGCAAATGACTGATATGAACAGTCTTGCAAATGCATTGTTATCTAAGCCAACTGAACTCTCTCCAATTATTACTCATTTAGCAGGAAAAGACGATAAAAGATTCCCACTATCTTTCTTAACAGAAGGTGTTGGTAATACTAAGTCTATTGACCGTTTAGAGTATGAGTATCGTGTAGCAACACATAGATTGAGAACGAGACCAGTAGCGGTAACACCAGCATCAACAACAAATGTAGGATTAGGAGGAGCAAGCTTCGAGCTTGAATTTCCTGACAAACATTTTGTATTTCCATACGTATTAGTATCTCAAGCAGGTACTCAAGCACGTATAATGAAAGAACCAGAAGCAATAGGTACTAACTGGAAGTATACTTTACAATTAGTTAACCCAGCAGCAACAGCAACAGTTGCAGCAGCAGATATTACAAACGGAGCTCTTTGGGCTCAAATGTATGCACCTGTAGGAGTTGATTTCTCTAGAGGTAATGCTTCTAATTGGGAAACTCCAGGTAAAGTAAGAAACAAACTAACTACAGTTAGAAAATCTTACCACATGTCTGGAAACGCTAAAGATTTTGTAGCAGAATTTGCTCTACCAACTAAAGGTGGATCTACTACTAAACTTTGGATGGATTACGAGGAGTACTTACACATGTTAGACTTTAAAGAAGAATGTGAAATGTACTACTGGTATGGACAAAAAACTTACGATTCAAATGGCCAAACTTTCATGAAAGATGAAAACGGACAGCCAGTAATTGTAGGTCCTGGTCTTTTAGAGCAAATTGTCAATACTGACACTTACTCTACAATGACTGAAACTAAACTTAAGAACATAATCGGAGACTTATTCTACGGAATGACAGATGCAGCAACTAAGCAAGTAACTTTATATACTGGTACTGGTGGTGCAAGAGAATTCGATGAAGCTCTTAAAAATCACTTTTCAGGAGCAGCTAATTCTTGGAAAGTAGGTGGAGAAAACAGATTTATCACAGGTTCAGGACGTAACCTAGGATTAACTGGATACTTCACTTCCTATGAGCATGTAGATGGACACACGATCAATGTGGTAAAATTACCATTATTTGATCATGGTGCCGTGGCGCAAGCTCGTGCAAAACACCCTACAACAGGATATTCTTTAGAATCTTACAGAATGGTATTTGTTGATCAGTCAAATTATGATGGTCAAAATAATCTTCAGATGATTTCTAAAAAAGGTCGTGAAGCAATGAGATGGTGTGTAGCTGGATCTGTAGTCCCTAGAGGATTTGATTCAACTTCATCTAGAGCTTCTGATGTAGATGGTGCTTCGGTACATATGTTAAAAACAGCTGGTATTGCTCTTAAGAGATTTGATACTTCGCTTGATATTACGTGTGTAGCGTCATAATTTTATAGGCATTAATTTGCGTCTATATATTGGTTTTTGATTAAGGTTGTGGGGGAGCAATCCCCCATAGCTTTAATTTTAAAATCTAACTCTGTTAGGAGAGTTATTCTTTTATTCCTAACAAACTTAACCTTTAAAAAAGAACTGAAATGAGCAAAAAAGTAACAATTAGACAAAAGGAATTATTAAACCATTTGCCTAAAGCAGTAAGAGCTGAGGCTATATATAAACTCAGTAGTGTTTATGTAAATAGACAACCCTTAAAAGGATTTACTCCCGAAGAAGAAAAAAAATATATGTTAGGAATATTAGATGTTAATCCAGAGCACAATGATTGGCCAAAACATTCTAAACAATATTGGGCAGAAATGACAATACCTGTAGGATTTACAGGAGTAGAACTGGAAATAGGTATGGATGAAAATGACTTTCCTATTAGTATAATGGATTATATTAAATATAGGTTTGCATTAAAACATCCGCATGTAGGAATGACTAAAGAAGAAATGGATTCTGATTTTCAAAAAAGATTTTATATTCAAGACCTTACACGAGATGATAAAGTTAAGAATAATGAAATTCAACTTAAGAAAGATGCAGACAAAGAATTTATTAAAGTTTCATCTAATGAAAAATCTATGAAGAGAGTATTAAGATTAATGGCTAATACTAATCCTGATAGAATGACATTAGAACAAATTGAAAATTCTTTATATGAATTTAAAAATTCTAACCCAAAGAAATTTGTTAGAATAGTTACAGATAAACATTTAGAACTAAAATCTGAAATCGAAGAAATGGTATCAGCAGGAGTTTTAAGAAAAATAGGAAATCAGATTATTTTTATTGATGAAATACTTGGAGACACAACAGATGATACTGTTATTTATCTAAAAGATAAAAAGAATTCTGGTAAATTAACATTATTAAGAGCTAAACTAAAAGAACTAGCATTAGTATAATATGAATGTAAACGAAATGCATTTGGCAATACAGCAAGGAGTGGATAAAATAAATTCACTCCAAGCTGATATGCTTTTACCGCAAGAAATAGATATTGAATTAAATAAGTCTCAAATGAGATTTATTAATACTAAGTATGGTAAAAATAATAAGTATAGAAAAGGATTTGAAGAGAGTCAAAAAAGAATTGATGATTTAAGATCTTTAGTTAGAGAATATGAAGCCCCGGTAAATTACAAAGAAGAACTAGGGAATAGATTTAATGTAGATACTTTTACTTTGCCTTATGACTATTTATATTTAGTAAGCACATTGTCAAGAGCACATATTAATGATAATTGTACTCCTGTATCATTTGATTTAGAAGAAGCAGAGCCAATACAATTTTTTGTTCTACCTTTTTCTCTTGTTGTACTTAATAACGTAATAGCACCTTCACTTGTAATGCTTGAAGATTCTAGTAACCTTACTTTAGGTCAAGCTGTATTATGGCAAAATGATAATGGATATACTTATCCTCAAGATATAAATGCAGTTAGAGAAGATATTATACAATACCCAGGAATAGGTTTTCAAATATATTGGGAACAATATGGAGATTTAAATTACCCAGGAAGTTTTATTGTAATTCCAAATCCAGATGTACATCCTTGGTTAAATTGGGACTTTTCAGTAGGACCAGTATCAGCATTAGCTAACATGAATTCAGGAACAATAGCAGGAAGTGCAAGTTTACAATATTCTCAAGCATTTCTTGGAGCTAAAAGAACTTTACAAGATCCAACAGAAGTTTCATCAAGTAGTAAATTTATTCAACATGATGATATATTTACTTTATTGTTAGATCCTTTTAATACAACAAAATATACAGACCCTTTATATACCATACGTGGAAATGCAATAGATTTTTATACGAATGATATATTTATAATAGACGCAGTGAAAATAACATATATAAGAAAACCCTCTAAGATTTCATTATCTTTGGGGATTAGTTGTGAATTACCCGAACATTGTCATCAAGAGATAGTGGACATGACTGTGAGCAGTATACTCGAAGGGATAGCAGATCCAAGGTATCAGAATCATCAAATAGAGGTAAACAAAAATGAATAAATAATTTAAAAAATTAAAAAAATGGCAAGACATTTATACATTGGAAACGACGTTGCAAATGCATACACAGCAGGTGTATTAGCAGATAAAGCAATTGATGTCCAAAAACTAAGTGCAACAGGACCAACAAGTATGGTTCCTGGAGACACAATAGCAAGTTCAACACAATTTAGAATTGTGCAGGGAACTGCTACAAAGAATATCGTAAGTCCTTGGATCTATGGTAAAGACGTAATTAACTGGAGTGGTAGAAGTGCAGCGGCTCAAACAGCGCAAGTATTTGACATGGCATTAACAACAAGTGCTACAGCAGTAGGTACTCACGAGATTAAGTTAATCAACATGACTAATGGTGCTGAGCCATTTGAAATGAAATCATATGAAATTGCTGTTACAGCAACTATGAATACAACAGCTCAATGTGTACTTTTTACAGCAGCTATCAACGCTGATTTACCTCATTGGGTAAAGTCTATAACTAACGGTGGTACTAACATTGGTATTACAGGTTACAAAAAAGGCGAAGTAAAAGCAGACGGATCAGTTCAAGAAGAATTAGTTGAAATGAGAGGAGCAGATAATATGGATGGTTCTAACGGAACTGTTAATGTTTTCTCTTCTAGTACACCTGGATCTCAAGGAACTGGTGATGGTTTTTATGTAAGAAAAATGGAAGACGATCAAAAAGGTAACCAATACGGATACTACATGAGAGGGCACCTTCCAAATACTCCTGCAGATACTTCTGTAACAGCAACAGCATACGACATGTATACTATTGCAGCTACTAAAGATGGTTCTTCAGCTTCACAGATTCACGGAGTTGATAACTTAATTGAAGTAAACATTGCAATGGATCCAACTACAGCAGCTATTACAAATTTATTTGAATCTCAAATAAACGGGTATTTATCTTCAGCTAATTTTGGACCAGTTAACCTATAATATTAATATAAAAAAATAAAAAGAAAATGGCATATCCAAATTTAGTAACAGCAAAAGCAGTATATGATTTTGCAGCAGACGGAGGAGCAGTTGGAACAATTACTCCAGCAAGTGGTGAAGTTATTCCTGCAAATGCAATTATTGTTGACGCAATGACAGTATGTACTACAGCTTGTACAAGTGGTGGTTCAGCAACTTGTGTATTTAAAGCAGGTGGTTTAACAGTAGTTAGTTCTCAAGCTTTTAACCATGCATCTTTAGCAGATGAAAAAGTTACAGTTACCGCTGTAGCAGATAAAACTACTGCTAATGGAGCAATACAACTTGTAGTTGGAACAGCGGCTTTAACAGCTGGTGTTATCGAAATCTACATAACATATTACCAGTCTGATATTTCAGCTTAGTAATAAATTTTAATTAGACTATCAGGGGGAATTATCCCCCTGCTGGTCTTTTTTTTCATATTTAAATAAAATAAACTATGGGCTTACAAATATCCGCAGATAATTCTTGCAATCAAATAAATGTTATTGCAGATTATTACAGTGCTAGTACTACTACAGCTTTAACATTTGCTGTTTTAGATGCACAAGGAAATAATATCTTAAATATAACATCTCCTTCTTTTAACGTTACTGCTACAAGTGGTGTTCTTAGTATACCTATATTTGTAACAGCTTTAACACAAACTAGAGGTGTTATGACCGTAGTCTCCTACATTAATGGAGCAGAGAAAGACAGACAAACTACAATACTAAATTGTGATATTGATTGCTGTCTAGCTAAATTAACAAATGAATTAATTGATTGTGCTTGTGATTGTGCAAGATGTTCTAAAACATTAGCAAAAGCTCAAAAAGTTATGCTGTTATTAAAAGCAGCTGAGTATGCAGTTAATGAAGCAAATAATTATCTTAACCTAACTTTAATGACAGGTTATATAACAGATGCACATAATAAATATACTAAAGCAAGAGAAGTATGTGATAATAGTTGCGGGTGTGACTGCTAAAGAATAAAACATGTGTATATTACTTTTAAAACTTTATGACAAAATAAAATAATATGAGTGCATCAAGAGAAGAGTCAGGTGGTGGTGAAGGGGCTGGTGAGGCAGTAGGAAGTAGTGAAAGTGCAGAAAACAAACAAGCATCTTCTTCGTCACAAGACACAAACACAAATACTGGCTCAGAAAGAACAGCAGTAAGGGGTACTGGAGAAAGATACTTACGAGTACAACCTTATGTAGGTAATCCTAATCAAACTACTTTAGGGAGATTTAGCCAATCATTTGGTGCACCTCCCCCTTTAAATTCATCTAAGCATATACATCTTCATGCAGGTCCGCACATGTCAAGTGGATCTCAAGCATTTATAAGAATTTATGTTAATGAATATGTACTTGACGAAGATTTTAATACAGGATCTCTTGTAATTAATCAATTTTTTGATCAAGTAGTAGCTTTAGAAGATGTAACAGCTCCAGGACAAGGAGCCCCATATTTTACAGACCCTCAAGGAACAGTACTTCCTGGTAATACTTTTTATAATTTACCAGTTGGATTAAATTATGATGATGGATTTCAAAATAAAACTTTAGCACTTGCT